TGTAGCTGTGGATGATGAGCCTATCGCAGTATCAATACCTTGTAGGTGAGCAGCCAAGTCGTTAACGTCGGCAGCCTCGGCAGGTGTAGTTGCGGGTGTGTAATTACTAGGTGTAAAGTCAATATCAAGGTGATCTCCATCTATCTCATCAGCTCCAGCTCTCTCATGGCGTGAGGCGTGTGTAGCAGCCGCGTAGTCGGTACCTGCTACCGCTTGTGACGTTGTACCACCTGTTATCTTTATCAAGCCAGCATAGGCCGATATGTCAGCCTCTAGCCCTCCTCTTTCGTGGAGTAAAGTCCCAGCTCCAATCTTATCAGCGTTAATATCATTCTTAACTTCAGCGTCACCAATGTTTGAAACAGTATTGTTATCGGCATCAATAGTTTTGTTAGTTAATGTCTGAGTTTCATCTGCTAGATCAGCTACAAAGTTAGCTTTGGTAATCTTTTTTGTTTTGCTATCAGCATCGCTATTATCGAAAGCAACCAGTAGATCAGCATCATCTAGTGCTGTTAGTGCCTCTAATTCGTCTGGTCTTGATGAACCTGTGTAGTCTGCCATATTATGATTTTGCTAAGTTACTCCATTCTACTGAAAACGTAGAGTCTTGTATCAAGAGAAAGTTTCCAACAGAATCTATCTCAATAAAGTTAGCCCCAGCGTCTATTTCTAGTTCGTATTCATCCCCCGAGTTGCTCGTATTAGTAAAAGAAGAAGCATTAGAGCTTTCGTTAGCCCATGAGCTTGCTGTCTTTGTTCCGTTAGTGAAAGTAGTCATACTATTCGTAGTTAGATGGTCGAGCTTTCAATGTAATCTTTTCGTCTTTGTTCCTGCGACTGTAGAAGTTACGCATATCCTCCTCCATGTTGATGATCTGTTGCTTGAGTATTGGTGCAGACTCGAAGCTCTTTATAAAGGCAAAGTCAAAGGATGCTGAAATTGAAACGTATCGGTGGAATATAGAAGCAAAGCCTGGCTCCTTTGTTGTATCTGTCCCGGCATCTGTAAAGTATGAAGGTGGACGGGTGAACCATATCTTGAGTCCTGCTGTTACGTTTGCAAGAGGTGCTGGGTAGAGCATGATACTCTCTCCCATCTTATCGTAGTAAAGAGGGTCACCATCTGTTTTATTAAAGTCAGTTAAAGACTGATCGTATAGGTCTGATTGATCGAAAGGTTGTAGTTTACGCCAATTACCTGCGGCATCCTTAGCCTCTACACGGCTGATCTCAAGGTGAGTAGCTGCCATTGTATAGTCTTGCTGTGCTGCAACGAGGTTAGTTGTTGCAATAGGCATGTCGGTCTGGTTGTTGTCATCAAACTCCCATGTACCATCAGAGGTGATAATTACCTGTGTTGCACGATCAAGAGCACGGTTAGAGTTCCGTGCGTAGTCCTTAATATTGTAGTCTCCAGTAGATGAGATTGTTACTCCTAGTATAAATTCAGAATCCTGGACTAATCCAGCATTATCAACAGTGTCGCTAAAAACCATAGTGATTATTAGCCGCCTTAGTCAAATTATACCACAAGGCAAACGGGGGAGCTAGTAATAAAAGTGTTAGTTAGCAGGGCGGCATTACCTAACTTTCACAGCTTCTTTCGAGGCTACCTAGCCCCCTCGACTACCTTTTGGATGGCGTTATCCCACTTCTTGATATGGTCTTTATACTGCCAATCTTTCTTAACAGCGTTATACGCATTATCTCCTATTTTCTTGCGTAAGTCTTTATCATCTATAAGTTTCTGTAGAGTCTCGACCCACTCTTTTTTTGTCTTTACTAGATATCCTGTCTCTCCATGCTCTATGGCTGGGGTTCCGTCTACTGGCTCTCGGTAAGGGTACACATCAGAAGCTATGCAGGGTATTTTCTTCATAGCGAGTTCCATCCATTTAATGTGTGACTTTCCTTTATTGAAAACATCATCAACCAACGGTGCTAACCCTATATTAAAAGGCTGATCCATAAGGTACTCAGGAAACCCCTTCCAGCATGGGGTTCCTTTAATGGCTGCTACACGATCTAATATCCTATCGGGCCACATGGCTATAGGTTCTAGCGTTTCGATAGTAGCTCCACCAACCAACAGTAAATAGACGTTATCGTTCTTCTTCATCACATCTAGGATAGCTGGGAAGACCATAGCTAGATCATCGTTGTGGGATATGGACCCATGCCAACCAATAACAATTCTGTCTGTAGGCTCTGTATTCCTATATTCCCATTCCTCTATAACATTACAGTTAGGCAAGACAAATATGTCTTTTTCAAAACCCATTTTCTTTTGGACCTCTGTATAGTAATCAGCCAAGGGCTTAGTAGAACAAAAGATAGCATCAGCAAAGGACATAAGTGTTAAGAACACCATACGTTCCTTGTCACCCTTCCTGTAGCCTCCCTCTATGGCAGGGTTAGACTCAGCTATCTCCAGGTAGTTATCATCATAGTCGATGATCAAAGGTATTTTAAGATAATCCAGAGCCGCTACAATAGCCTTAGCAGCATTAAAGTTATCTGTAGGCTTCATTATGACCGCATCGTATCCAGTAAAGAAATCAACAGTGTTTTGTAATACTTCGTCAGTCTTGGTGATAGCGTCAGAGAAATCTTTGGCCCACCAATCAACATCATGTCCGGCCTCTGCTAAATACTCTGCCGGTTTAATAATGCGATAGTAGCCAATACCTGAATATTGCTCATCCTTTGGCTTATCTGCTCTTTTTCCCCAGTGAGTCTCAATCAAGCACAGTTTCATATAGTTTCATTTTCTTACGAACGACTTTTAATTTAGATTTAATGTCTCTGTCAGCCATACCAACTGTTCTATATGGTGAACCTCCGAAGTCTTTGTAGTCTTTATTTACCTTATCAAAGATATTTAGTGGCGGTAATACAATACTGATATTAAACCCTCTCCATAGCACGATTTTTATATCGGTTATGTCTGTATTGGAGTGAGGGACGATAGTTAGCTCTTTGTCTACCTTCTCTTGGATGTGTTTTTCGTAGTCTGTTATTAACATAGATTATTCTCGTTATGTGTCACCCAAGCCATAACGAGTAGCAAGGGTGACAAACAATCCTAATAAAAGGATCTATTCAGAACTAGGTATTAGCTCCGAATGATGAAGCAGACTTTAACTCAATCAACCATGCTGAGTTCAATACTTTAGCTGCCATGTGGAAGCTGTATCCAACTGTAGAGAATAGGTTAGTAGGGTTATCAGTACTGTTTACACCAGGGTTCTTAGCGAAGATACGCTGTCCAGGCTGTTGTGCTGGATTAATCATAGCATATGCTTGCTCTCCGAATACGAAGGTTGTGTATAGGTCAACGTTAGAAGCTCCACCATTAGCTACTACTAGCTCGTTGTTTGTTTCTACAAACTCGATTCCGTGTAGTGAACCAATAATGTTCTTTCGGATGTTTCCTACTCCACTTTCAACGTGACGTTGTGCGTCCAACCATTCGCTATCAGCACGTAAGTCAGCTTTAACAGATGCAGGAGCGATGGCTCGGTACATACCGTTTGAGAACTTAGGAGCCTTAGCTAGAAATAGTGTTCGGTAAACTCCGCGAAGGTCAGCACCATCAATTGTGTCAGAAGCGGCAACTGCTGAAGCAGCAACGCTGTTAGCTACAACTGTAGTTCCTCCTCCAGCTAGTTCATCTCGAACGATAGTGTCAACTACTTCACCAGAGTTTTGTCCGTGTACTTCGACATGCTCTTTCAAGCCTTCGTCAATAGAAGTTAGGGCGTAAAGCTGTGAAGCCTTTGTGTAACGAGAGTATGTAGAGATTGCAGTAGTGACAGATGTAGATGTCATCTCTACGTTGTTTGCTGATGTTTCGTCTGTAACAATAGCATCAGATGGTGCAGTCGTTAGTGGTGTTCGGCGTGTGAAAGAAACAGTCTTACCCATGTTTGCGGCAATAGTTTTCTTCTTAGCTCCGAAGTCGTAAGTCAAAGCAAGCTGTGCTCGCTCTAGAAATACTTTGTCGTAATAGGTTGACATTTCTGCTGTCAAGCCTGTAGTTAGTGATCCAGCCATATATTATGTATTTTATGCTTTACCGATCTTTCTTAAATACTCTTCGTAGTCTTCAGATGGCATTTTGCTGATCTCAGCGTCACTTAGTCGTGCCCCTTTGACACGACCTTGTGATCCAGTTTCAATAGATGCCGCCTGTTCTGCCTTCTTTACCTTTTGTTCTTCAGTTAAAACCTTTAGAACTACTGAGTTTTTAAGACTTTCTACCCCCCCGAGCTTTTTAACGCTATCTACTATGTCTTGATCATTGGGATCGAGGCCATAATCCTTTAGGGCCATTGAAAGTTCGAGCTTTTCGAGTTTCTCAAAAATATCAGGGTTATTAATAGGGTTAGATTTAGTAGTTTCGAGTTCCTTTTGGATCTTTGTGTTCTCTCGTTTAAGAGAGCCAAACATAGCCTTATAGTCCTTCTCCTCTACTTCCTCTTGGATGTCTGTTTCAGTAGCGACTTCCTCTACTACATTGTCATTTTCGTTTTCCATGAAATGATAACTGGTTAATGATTTTTGGTAAGAATCATAACTCCTAATAAGTGATTTTTGAACGGAATCATAACCGCGTGTCTATTCGTAGCTAACAGGATCGCTTATCTGACGTTGTGTCATCTTCTTTTCCTGCATGAGCCCATAAAGCATGGTGATGTTCTTCTGTCTTGCTAGTACTTCGGCAAAGACTTCATCCCGTGTTGCTCCTTTAGTATCAATACTCATGACATCCCTTAGTGGAGTTATGTGTCTGATAAAGACATCCTCTACTTTGTGCCATTCTGGATCGTTAAAGAATTTGTCTTGCCACTCCATACTACTGGACCTTAGCTAGTTGCTGCTTCTGTAGAGGCTGTGCTTGCTGTTGCTCTACATTCTCTGGCTCTATTGGGATAGCTGCTTGCTTAGATGCTGCGATCTCTAGCTTCTCAGGGTTAACACCGATCTTTTTACCATAAGACATTGCTAACTCTTTAGTTAACGGTTGGGTGATAAGTGCTGGGTTCTGTGCCAGTAGTGTTAGGAATTGGAAGGTGTTGTTTGCGATAGTTGATACATCCTCTTGTTCGTTGTCGATGATGATGTCTAGCTCAAACTCTTTGTCTTTGTAAAAGTCCTTGAGGCGTTTAACAAACCTCTTACCTCCTAGTTTTGCGTTACTCGTCTTGAGTTCCTGGGTGATCTCTTCAACCGTGTCTATTGATGGTTGTTCTCCTGCTGATACTTGGTCTACAACCTCTTCATTGACCACCTGGTTAGTGAACATCTCATCTATCTGCTCGATAACGTCTCTCTCTCCAACGTATCGGATTATCTTGTCAGTGTTAATCTCTTTAACTAACTGGGGTAATACAAACTCTCGAAAGTATACCCGTAGGAAGTTAGCGTAATTCTGTCTCTTGAAAAGGTGAACACTTGAGGCATTGTTGTTCTGTATGACCGCTGTGGTTGCCGCTGTAGAGGTTGGTATCTGTCCACCTGCTAGTAAGTCATTAGCAAAGGAAATACGGTCTGCTAGGAGCGCGTAGCGGTCTTCTTCTTGATTAAAGGCTGCTAGGTTACGTTCTTCATTAGCTACTGGTTGTATAGCGTTAGGTACTCTTGATTTGATAACATCTCCATTCTGAACATCATTCAGCATGTTGGTTAGTATTGTAGGGTCAGAGGTCTGGAACAGGTGGAGTGTTGATAGTTCCATTGAGATACGCTTCTGGTTAGCCAGTTCATTAACTCTTTCTTGTGCTGGGAATAGGGCTTCGACAACACCTAGTCCAAGGTAACGTCCTGCAATCTTTTGAAAGTGGAAATCAGAGAAAGGCCAACCCTTTCGCCATTCGCTACTGTATAGGATCTCTCCGGCATCGTGTGCTTTACCTTCTGAGTCAGATTCCTTTAGGAAAGGTTCTGCTGCAATAACAATAGACTTCTTCTCCTCTGCGTCCTCGTTGTACTTGCCTGTTAATACTTCTTCTGAGACATAACCATAGCGAGCGTATACCTCGATATAAGAGCTAGACTGTACGCTATTCTTGCTTCCACCATCGACATAGCTTTGCTTGGCATCTCCGAGCTTTGCCTTACGGTCAATAATGTTTTCAATAGCTTGCTCATCCCATCCCTTCTTAACCTGTGCACGTAACTCATGGGCTGTGAAGAAGTGTTTAACAATTACAAACCGACTCTCTTTGATGGTTTCAACAGTTGGGTCCATAAAGATATAACGCAAGTCACGTATCTGTGGCTTGCCATCGCTATGCTCAAGTATGATCGTTCCGTATGTAGTGACATTCTCAGCCATCTTATTGAGTTTGGCTGCAAAGTCATTTGCTACTAGAAACTTCTTCAGCTCATATTCTAGGAATGGTGCTGCAAAGTGAGACTTCTCGTTTAGTTCATATACACGTATGTCCTTTGTATTAATGTCTAGGAAACGAGTAACTGTATCTCGTCTAGGGTTTACTATATTGAAAAAGATTCTTTTCCGTCCGTTATAAGTGTCCCCACTTTTGAAACGGGAACTAATGTAAAGATGTATTTTCTGGATTGTGTCGTATTGAGCGAAGTCGTAACCAGGGACAACTTCTACAGTGTTGTCTGTATAGTCTTGAACTTCTTGGCGTATAACGCCTAGTATGTCTTGCATAGAAATATTCTATGCCGCCTTAAATAAATTATAACACTACTCAAAGGACGTGTCACGACCTCTAGCCTCGTATACACGTATCTCTTGCATCTGATTAAAGAAAGGATCTGGCTCCTTAGTCACACAACAGTAACGAACCATATCGGCACCATGAGAGTTAATGTCATGCACAGGGTCTTTCTTGAAACCTCCCAGCACTGTGTCCTCTTTCTTGTGATAGCGTTTAAGCCTTGAACGTAACACCTCTGTTTTCTTCTCATCAAACACAAACCTACCTAGTTTCATCCTGACTATATCAATACCGTCTTGGACACCTGTCTTTGGGACGATGTCATATGTGACACCTAACCCTTGTGCTGTCTCCCATCGAGTGACACCTGTTCCTAGTTCTCTAACTTTAATATCAAAAGGGGCGTGGTGTGTTCCATATGTATACTTCTTGTCTCTCATTCGTTTAATAGCAGAGGATAGACCTTCACCGTCAAACTCATCATAATCAATACATCTAATCTCATTACGGTAAAACTGGAAGTAACCAATAGAGAATGAATCCCTAACACCTAAGTCACACCATGTGTCTACCGGTAGCATAGGATCGTATAAGTTCTTTATAATACGTTGCTCCTCGTCTACCTTCTGCATCTGGTTCTTGTAGTAAGCACCATCAACTCCGAAGCCTTCCCACGAGCCATCTAGCCAAGCTCTACGCATTTCTTCATCCTGCAAGCTCTCCAGCTTCTTTACATAACCAGGGTCAACATCCATTAGTATCTTGTTGTCATGGACACGAGAAGGTATGAAGACACGTTTCTCTCCACTCTCCGTATGGGTGATAATAGGCTCGTTACCTGGAATATCTGGTATTCCCCATCTAGCCTTTACCCATTCATGCCCTGGACCATCAGGGTTAGTAGTAGCAAACATCATAGGCCGTAGGTCTTTAACAGTTGAGCGGTTGGAAGCTCTCACGTTCTCATAATCCTTTTCTCTAGGGATGTGTGTTAACTCCTCTAATAGTATTAGTTGATACTCATGTCCTTGATACTTCTGGTATGCGTTCTTTGAATCTAGGTGTCCGGTTCTTATGATAGCTCCACTAGGGAAACGAAACTCTGTTCCAACTAATACACCACCTACATGCTGATACATACGTTGAGCACGTTCTATCCAGTCAGAAAGGTCAGTGGCGTTCTTACGCAACACTAAGGCTCTAAACAAAGCATTACCTATAAAATATAAAGGTTTAACTATACCTGTATCTGTTTTCCCTCCACCTCTGGCTCCGCCAAAGAGAAGCTCATCACAATAGGACTTAAGAGCTATCGCTTGTTTCGGTTGTGGTTTCCATGCTATCCGCATCGTCAATGTTAGGTAAGACTATTACGTTGTTAATCTTTTCGCCTCCAGTAGTTACATCTGTCTTGGCTTCCGCTTTTCCTTCTGCCATTTCCCAGACAACCTTTTTATCCATACCTTCAAAGTACTCCATCTTTTCTTCAGGAGAAAGTGACTGCAAGTATTCCTTAGCGTAAGTCTTCAATGA